ACTTGCGCCAGTTGCAGTAATAACAGCATTCATCTGAATGAATTCCGCTACTCGTGTTGGCTTAACATACAAATCAACAATCAATTTATTTTGGTCAATGACTATTGCAGTGTTATTGGTTTCATCCACAACTGCCAAGTAATCATAAACACCACGTCTTACTTTGATGTCTTCCATATAAGAATTGATGATAGAAGCAATATTGTCTCTGGTGAACGTATCGTTAAATTCGAACACAAATGGACGTAATGCTTTTTCAAGTGCTTTTTCAATTGTTATCATAAGCATACGAACGTTTACACGATCTAATGCAGATGCAGCAGTCTGAAGTGTCTTCTGACCATATACTTGAATACCTTCTCCGGTGAAATTCTGGATTGGGTTAATTTTGGCAGTGTATAAAGTGTCTCTGTCACCTTCTGACCATACTGTTTGAACCCCCAGTACATTCATCACGCCACGTCTTACACCTGCTGGTGCATACCATACTTCGCTTACGTTTGCAGTATTAGCGTATACACCTGCGACATAACCTGAAGGTGGAACATATAAATATTTGTCATTGTATTGGTCATAAATGTAAACCCAACCTGCATAGATTGCAGCGTATGAAGTGTTCGCATTTAAAGTAGTACCAGTATAAGTAACCATTTCAGCAACGGTATCGTCAGCTTCAAGAAAATCAAGAATTGCAAAACAATCTTTACGTGCTTCTGCTATTGCAATCATTTTTGCATGGACAGCAATTGTTGCCCAACCACCATTAATTAACAGACTTACTTCAACGTCTTCTTTGACTGCGAAGCGATCCCACTCAGCATTGATATCTGTATCATCTGGTGCAAGAGTATCATCAGCACCAGCAGTAAATGCTTGTGCGGTTACTGTAGCAACATCGGCAACAGTGTATGGGTTAGCAGCATTATCAACAACAGAAACATATATTGAGTTTTTGTCAATTACGTCTTCGATGAAGATACTTTGTCCGAAACCATTTTTTGCTAATGGATTACGAGTCACTTCAAAAGTTTCAACTATAACTGCGTCTAATAAAATAGTCAGAGTAAAAATGTCGTTGACAGAAGCAGAAGTTGTAACAGTTAAACTGTTACCCCAAAGTCCTTCGTTCTTCGCGTTTACTGTGAATGCAAGTGTTGGTGTACCATCAGTGTCTAATACTGGTGAGGTAGCAACTATCGCATCATTGATTGCACGTGCAACTAATAAACGATTGCCTTTCTCTAAGAATGCTAAAGCAGCATACATTGATGGATTGTCTGGAACTGGATCACCATAAGTGTCCAAAAATTCTTTGTTACTTGTTACAAGGTTAAGTTCGCCCGTATTACCTTTGTCAGACGAAATCACTATACCACCAATGCTATTTGCTACTGCTGGTACTATAAAACTCTGATCAACTTCACGTGGGTAAACCCCTGCCGATATAGGGTATGTCATTATTAATATCTCCTAAATAATATTATTCTCTTATAATCTTATTTAGGAAATTTCCTAAAATATTATGCTACTTTGCTTTTTTGATGCTTTTTGGTTTGGTTTCAGTGGTTTTCTTAACCGCAGTCTTAGTTTTAATGACCTTAGTTGGGGTTAAATCTTCTACCAGAACACTCTTTGGTAGTTTGATTACTTTCAAATCATTAGTAACCGATTGACCCCTGCGTAAAAATTGTGCAACTCCTTCGAATTCAACACATACCATTGCATTTGTGATATTTGTATATTTTTTCATAATTATTTCCTGTTTATGTATACTTATTTATCTCAGTGTGCTAAGATGATCTCTACATAGGTCACAAGGGGTAAAAATGACAGATAAGAAAACAAGAAGAACAAAAAAAACGAAAGAAGAAGGATATTTGAGCAACAAGGAAATGTTTGCAGAACTGATATACTGCCAGAAAAAAAATAGAGTATCAGACAAACTGGGACGAATGTTCATGATACTTGCCACACGATACGCATCCAAACCTAATTTCTCTGGGTATAGTTACAAGAGTGAAATGATCAACAGTGGCATCGTTGCCTGTGTTGGCGCATTACATAAATTCGATTCTGCCAAAAGTGAGAATCCATTTGCTTACTATACCTCAGTCATTCACAATTCATTCATCCAAATCTTGAACAAAGAAAAACGTCAACAAGAAATACGTGACAGATTATTGATTGATAATTTGTACAATCCATCGTACACTTTCACAGACAAACACAGCAATAATGATGATTTAGATTGAAACATGTGATATAGTAACAAGTTAAATTTAAGAGGAATGACATATGAAGATGATCCTATCAACTGATTGGCATCATGGTAATGCTGGTGATTCAGTTATACACAACCAAGACTTAGTGGATTTCACTGATTGGATGTGTAATTACGCTGAAGAAAATGAAATATCGACATTCGTTCATCTGGGTGATTTCTTTCACAACAGGGCGAAACTCGATCTTAATACCATCGAATATGCAAATGAAACTGTTTCAAGGATTACCAACACCTTCGAATCAACTTATATGTTGAAGGGTAATCATGATATCTATTTCAGAGACAATCGTGATGTCTGCTCCACACATATGTTCAAACCATATGTCACAGAAGTTGTTGATTATTATAAAATTATTGGTGATGTGATGCTGGTGTCATGGTTATGCACCCCAGAAGAATACGATGACATTATCAAAATATCCAAAGAAAAGAAAGTTAAGTACATGATGGGTCATTTTGAATTCTCTAATTTTCAATTGAATGATCATTACATTATGGAAAGTGGTCAGTCTCACAGGGAACTCAAACATTTAGATGTTGTTTTTTCTGGTCACTATCATGGAAGACAATTCACTGATAATGTTGTGTACATTGGTAATCCACTGCCGTTCGACTTCAATGATGATAACGACCCCAACAAAGGGTTCTGTGTATTTGATACAGACACTGGTAAGTATGAATTCGTCAATTATGAAAAGGTTCATGTGCTGACATTAACCCCAGCAGAAATACTTGAAACAGATTGGTCACAATTCGACTTGAATGATGTCACTGTCAGAGTCGTAGTGGAAGATGACGTATCACGTGAAACTTTGGATACGATATCTGCTATACTGGAAGACAACGATTTCAGAACCAACAAATTGGTTTACAAACCAAAAACTGACAATAAGGTAATTGCTGAAGTCACAGACATCAATCATCTTATGTCTATTGATGAAGCAGTGGTCACTCATATTAAGGGAATGACCGACAATGAATCTATTAACAAAGATCTATTAGAAGAACTTTATCAGGAGATACTATAATGAAATTTATAACATTGATATACAGATTAATCGTGGCAACTGTGGTTTCTATCATATTTGGTGTAGTTGAAATGGTATGTGCTATCCCTTGTTCCTTGAAAGATTATATTGTTGACCATGTGATTCCAGCATACAAAGATATATGGAGAGATTTCACCAATGATTGAGTTCAAAAAAATAACCATTCAAAATTTTCTGTCGTTCGGTCATAAACCCATTACCATTCAATTGAATGAACATGACACCACCTTAATACTTGGTGTCAACAAAGATGTGGGTACTGAAGGGTACAGCAGAAATGGTGTTGGTAAGTCTACCATATTCCAAGCAATATCATGGGTACTGTTCAATGAAGGTATCAGTAACATCAGACAAGATGCATTTGTCAATGTCATCAACAAAAAGAAAATGGTTGTTGAAATTGAAATGGTTGTGGACGATATTGAATTCGTCATCAGACGTGGGCGTAAACCTGCTGTGTGTGAAGTATTGAAAGATGGTGAACCTTACACCATGCATTCTGCTGCGACAGTCGATGAAACTATTGAGAAATTGATTGGTATTAATTTTGATACATTCTGTAATACCATTATGTTAAACACCACCACAATTCCGTTCATGGGGATGAAACCATCACCACAACGTGACTTCATGGAAAAAATGGTGGGGTTAGATGTACTCTCAGAACGTGCCAACACACTCAAATCAAAAAACAAAGATGTGATTGTTGAAATCAAACTTGAAGAACAGAACAAAAGTCATATCATCAGTAACTTTGATAAGGTGACTGCACGTATTGAATCATTGGATGCTCAGTCTAAAAGCTGGAATCAAAGTCATATGGATGAAGTTAAGGATACTGAGACTGAGATTGAAGGGTTGTCACTCATTGATGTTGAGGCAACACAAAAGACTAATCAGATAATCCGTGACCAGATAGAAGCTATCACCAAAATCAAACTTTCAATAGATGACATAGATAAAACTAAGGATCAAGATATGGCTAAAGCTACATCTATCCATGTACAGTTATTGGAAAAGATTACTAATGATGGTGCTAAAATCTTTGCAGAATTTGAATCTGCCCATAAAGAAGAATCATCTAACCTAACCTTATCATATCAAAAAGAACGTAGTCAATTTGAATCTGATTCAAGTGATAAATCAATAGATCTGATTACCAAGAAAAGCAATCTTGAAAAAAGTCTGATTGAAAAGAAAGCACTCCTGAAAGAATCACTTGCTTACCTGACTGATAACGCCAAACAACTCAGAGTTATGGTTGACAGTGAAGAAAAATTACGTGGTGAACTTAAGAATCTTATGGATGGCATATGTCCTTACTGTAAACAAACGCATGTTGATAATGATAAGATTGATTTAATAAATAGTGAGCTACAACACATTGACGAAGATGCTATTGAAGTAGGCAAAAACAACGAGAGTGTTGGTGCTGGCGTTCACGATCTCAAAGCTGAAATTTCAACAGCAGAAGATGAACTTACCGAACTTACTAAATTGACAGACAACATTCATTCTGAATTGAATAAGTTATTGGTTGTCTCTCAACGGGAACAGGGCGATAAGCAACGGGAACTAGAAGGTAAGTTAGAAGATGAACTTCTCAAAATAACTGCTGATACCAACAAAGAAAAAGAAAGTCTTAATGAAGAATATGATGCTTCCGTTACCAGTATTGGAGTAGACGCAAACGAAAGCAAAATATCTTATGAAGTTGAAGTTGGCAATTTGTCAACCTCACTCCCCAAAGAAGTTTATACTGATGCTGAGTGTATTGAAATTATTTCCACACTGAAGAATCTTCGTAAACAATTGATAAAAGTCAATGAAGAAACTAACCCATATGTTGACCAGTTGATACGATCTAAAGCTGAGTTGGTTGAGTATGATGAATCTGTGCTTTTCAATTTGAAAGAAAAGGAATCACATTACAAATTATTGATTAAGATGTTGACTGATAACAAATCATTCATCAGAAAGAATTTGTTAGACCAATACATCCCTTATATCAATCAGAAGATTGCCGAGTACACAATGAAGTTGGAATTGCCTCATATTGTTACTATCAATAATGATCTGACAGTTGATATAGATTACATGCAGAACTCAGTGAGCTACGGTAATCTTTCTAATGGCGAACGAGGCCGGTTAGACTTCTCAGTGAGTATGGCATTCAGGGACTTAATGAGTGTGTCTGGGTTTAAGTTTAACTTCTTGGGTATTGATGAATTGCTTGATAACGGAATTGACGCAAGTGGTTTCCATGCAATCTTCAAATTACTTAAAGAACACAAAAATGAAAACGTATTCCTGATATCACACAGGGATGATCTTGTAACAGAAGTTGACAACATCATGAAGGTCGTAAAAGAAAATGGGTTCACTCATATCATTTAACTTTGCCAAACGTCTGTATGATAAGCACAGTCCCATTAAGTATGCTATTAGGAATGCGGAATGGCAACCTAATAATATTGATGATTATAAGTTCCATATGAAACGTGCCAGAAGATCATTCAAGTGGGGCAGCAGCATCATTGCGAATAAATTTCATCTTAGTATGTGGATATTGAATCTGTACAATGTGTTTTTTATATCTTTTGTATGGTTTTTTGATGGACGTAATACAATATCATCAATTGTTCAACTGATATTATGCGCGTTTTCCCTATATTTTTTTATAAAATATCGTAATTTTGATAAACAGAAACAACTTATGGATAAACTTTAACAAACTTTGAATTGTGATTCGAGTAATGTTTCATCAGGTGGTAAAAATTTAACGCTGCCAATGTTTCCATTGTAGTACTTACGTGTACCATCAGGTAACTTCTCACGCATCACATTCTCTGTTATCTGAAGAAAGATTTCTTTGTAGACAAGTGATCCCTTACTGACGTGTAAGGATATGATAATAAATCTGAATCGTTCCTTACCATGTTCTTCTATTTCTTCATTGATTCGTTTACTGCTTGATGTGTACTTCTTCCAATTGGTATTCCTGAAAACAATCTTACGATTTTTGCGTCCAGCAACCTTGACTCTGTTCCTTGATTTCAATTGTTTTTTTCCGATGTACTCTTGATTTGTAACAACATTAATAATCCTGTACACAAACCCATAAAAATCTTCTGGGTCAAATTCGTTTAACTCGGTTTCCCAATGTCCAATATCTAATTCCATACTCGTATTTATGCCATGATAAATACCAGTATCAAAAGTAAAAGAAGATAATTATGACAACTCATACACTCAACACTGCTAACTCGAAAGAGCGCAAAACATACAGACAAGAACGATCTAACCCATTACAGAAGGTTATCAGATTGATTAACCAGTATTGGAGTATTGACCAGATGTACGGCACACCAGAAGAAAAAACTTGGGCTAAACAACGTCTGGAAGATCAGATTAATGGTATCATACGCCATCTGGGTAAGGACGTTCATGGAACACTCAAGGCATCACTCAAATCTAAAGCAGTCTGGGAAACAACCAGAGAATATCTAGGCTAATACCGCTTGACTTAATTTTGTTTTCAATCTATAATTCCCCGTATTGAAATTGGGAATGTAGATTATGACACTTACAAGATACAAACGGTTGGTTAACAGACATTACCCAATGCCTCAAAAATTTACGGAAATGTATCAATTTCTTCAGACATTGGGGATGAATGATTCATCCATTCCAGATAGAAGTTGTGGCAAAGCAAGGTCAAATTATGCCAGAATTATTGCAATTGAATTCCTCAGATACAACAAAGAGTTAGTGGCGTTCCATTTATTATGACACTTGAAAAATATCAACGAGCAATCAAGAAATTATTGCCGAATTTTGAAAGAGGTAATGAACGATTTGATATTGTAAGGGCTGCTGGGTTTGTACCCCCACAACACAAGTATGTTACTGAGTATTCAGCTACTCACGAGTTTCATGTGGCATATCTGGAATTCATCAGATACAACGTTGCCAGAATTGAGTTTGAAATATTATGACAGATGAAAAATACATACGAGTACTTAACAGATTGATGCCTATAAAAAATGGTAATGACCGTTATAGGGCTGCGCGTAAAGCAGGATTTATACCTCCTACTAATACCAGAAATAAACCAGTTAATTATTTTCGGATAACATATCTGGAATTCATCAGAAATAACATTACTAAAATTGAGTTTTTTCTGCTATGATAGACTTCACTGACGATGATATTACTGTGTTAAATGATGTGGTTAACAGATTCATAATACACAAAAGACTGAGTAATCGTAATGATAAGTTTTCGTGTATGGGAAGACCAAACAAATTTCAGGAACTGGAACGTAAGGGTATCATACTTACAAGTCACAAAGGTGACAGAATTAAACAAAAGTATTACTGGTGGTATCTTACTGATGCTGGATTAGATATCGTTCAAGAAATGGTAGTAATGAGGGAGTTATAATGTTCATACATTTATTTTCAATCAGGGCAGAAATGTTCGAACCCCCATCAGTAGATTCATTGTATGTTATTGATGACAGTGATGTGTTGGTTATGATGGACACACAAACTTATGATGCTGCCAAAGAACTATCACATGTCCCTGAAGAAGTTGAACGTAAACGTTCACTTATCAACAACTACGTAAAATATACAGAATTAAGAATACGAATGGATCAGGCCATGTACCCTCGTATTCTCAGATTGGATGTCGATGAAGAATTATCATTTGATGATTTAGACAGAGTGATCCAGACGTATCCAGCAGACAGGCTAAAGGCCAAACTTAAATCGTGGGAATTTAAAGTATGAAGCGACAGACCGACAAATATGATGATGTACATTTTTCATCAGACAGATTCTTCTTTGCCGATAACAAATGGTATTACTACGTGAGAAGTTATGATGGTGATGTGCATCCCATTGGTGGATTCATCACTAAGGAAGCTGCAATGCATAGTTGTGATGAACGTTTCTTAAACAAAATTGATTACTACTTCCAGAAAGGTAAGAACAAATGAAGATAACACAGTGTGAAAGAATACATGCCGGTATCGG